GCATGTATAATGAATTTTTACATGTGGATTCATTTTTACAATTTCATGGAATATTGTTGCCATCAATTCTTGTTGTTGAAGACCCAATTGTACAATTTCTACTTCTTGTTGTTCACGGTTATACATTCATATTAGTTGATTTATACTTAAAAATGCATTATCTATATCAAAATGGATACATTTGATTTTTTTGAATTGTTTCATAAAATGTATGACATAATTTGCATTGGTTTTGTCATTATAATATAATTTCATTGAGTTCAATATTATATTTTGAGAATGTGAGTTTCCTTCATGAATTTTTATATCAAAACTTCGCGTGCCGTCAATAAATGTTGCATAAAACAAAATCTCTTCTACATCCATATTAATAAATCCACTTCCATAGGGTATTATAGTAAATCCGTCTGATATGTTTCTTAGTTGTGTATTGATTTCTACTCGATCTTGTTGTTGATGTAAATTCAATTCATCCAACTGCATGGATAAATTTTTATTTAGGTCTTCCATGTTACCTTGAATTTTAGAATTGTTTTCAGACATTTCAGTTTTGAGGTTGTCAAGTTCTTTGTTTTCTTTTTGTACTTCGGTTTTGATTTCTTCGACTTTGATTTGGAGTTCAGTTTTGAGATCATCAAGTTCTTTGTTTTCTTTTTGGACTTCAGTTTTGAGTTCTTCGACTTTTGTTTGGAGTTCAGTTTTGAGGCTTTCGATTTCATCTTTTGCAACAATCCAGTTTTCAATACAACGTGTCAACTCTGTTTCGAATTCTTCCATACGATTATTTAATTTGTCATTGGTTTCATTGTGTTTTGTCTGTATTTCTATTTCAGATTCCTTCATAACATTTTGTATTAACGCAAGTCGTTCTTCAATAATATCTATGTTTTCCAAGTATTTCCTGTAATTCTTGTCTACCCTTTCTGTAATTGTTTTTTGAAATTCCGCGTTGTCCATTTGTATTTTACGTATCAAAACCATATGTTGTTCCAGTTGTGCCTTGAGAATTATAACAACGACATATCCCACAAAAGATATGAAAAGAGTTAGCCCAACCAGAACCATAGGTGTATACAAATATGCAGTGTAATCACTATGGATTTGAGACGACGAAAATTTCATAATGTCCATGTTTGTCATAATAAGTATTAACTAACTTGTTATGATATAAATCTGTTTTATGTATTTGAATTTTATAGGTTTATGAATGCCTTAATTTGTTATAATATAAATCTGCTTTATGTATTTCAATTTTATGGATTTATAAATGCCCACAATGTTCCCAGGACAATAAGCGCATGGAAAATAAAATGATATTCCACATGTTCTTCACATAACCATGATTCTGTAGAATACTTTGTAGAACAATAAAAATAGCACATGGACAATCCAAATATTGCCAAGAATACCATTTTTTGCAACACTGGAATTTTCTTTACAAAAACAATATAAACTACAAATGCCACAATGGAAATTTTGCCAAATGTACCATCATACCAGTGTATTACACATTTGTTTATTGGATTGTTCCAAAACAATAACGATAACATTGTATTTGTTGCCAACAACAACGCCAATGTAAATTCCCAAAGAACATTATATACAGTTGGAGAGGTGTTGTGGAAGAACTGATTGAATGTTATAATATAATATAAGATAGGCAATATGAAAAATGTGCTAGACAACATGAGTAGTCAACATGATTTCATTTTTATTGTTTTGTGTTCAACATCTGACTCTATCATTGTAGTACTATTCTTTTCGCAAATGATTTCATGGGATGGAACTGCAAATTGGGAGAAAAAGGGAAATGCCAATTGGGCTTCCGGTGTATGTTGATGTACGGTTCGTGCAATCATTTTATATAATTTGAAATCCGGATAACGTTCTTCTCCATTTTTCTTATAGAGAACATTTTTCCCATTGTCATCCAAACACCATCTATGTATGGTTTTCTGTAATTCATCCATGTCCTCTTCCTCCATAAGCAATATATTGTTTTCATCCATTTCCATAATAAAATCATAAATAGAACATCCTAAGCGACACAAATCAAAACTATAATTGGGTTCCAATCTCGGTTTTTTCTCATTGAAAAAAGGTTCGAAATTGTATTGAGTATGTGCATCCCCTCCTGGAGCAAAACTATCACTGCAATATGTGATTCCATTTATTTTATAAATACTTCTTCCAAAATCAATGAGTTTGAATATTTTTCCATATGTGGGAACTTTATAGGTAATTCCTTTGTATTTGTAATACAAATATTCTTCTTCGGTGGATACATACATAATATTATTGGTATGAAGGTCATTATGTGTAAATTGAAATATTTTCTGATACATTAACAAGGTCATTACAATTTGAAACAATGCGGATGCTGCGCTATTTACATCCAATTTGTTTTTAACAAACAATTCATCCAATGTTCCTTCGCATTTTTCCAAACATATCATTTGCACCGGAAAATCATTTATATATGCAAATATTTGGGGTTCATCATAGGATTCATTGGTTTCGGAGTTGTTTTCATCTGAACTGTTGTTTGTGTATGCGTCGACGTCGTCGTCGTCGGGTTCGCTGTCTTCGTCTTCATCAATTGTACTGAAATCACTGTCATCATCACTATCATGGTCTTCGTTATCATCTGTACTATAATTCAATTCACTATTATTGGAACTTGCGCATGAAGAATGCGATTTCAAAGATTGTGATTTTTCGTAGACCTCTTCAGGCAGTGATTCATCCGATGATTGTATTTGTATAGATTCTGTAACAGTCAAATTGGAGGAATCTTCGTCATTTTCTAAATCAATAATGGATATGTTGGTTAAATTGTGTTTGGTATCATTCAGGGTTAATTTGACTTTATTATCTCGCGACGTATTGTTTAAATAACAACTATCTTCATAATCTGTTATATGAAATAATTTGCCGGCATTTGAATTGAAAAATGGCGAATTATTTAAATATTCCAAATCATCATAAATATTCATTTTGTATTTGGATTGCACACCTAAATTGCATCCATAAAAATCAATGGCATGGGGAAACCCCTTTTCATGCAACAAACAACTGCTTAAATAACTAAAAAAGCAATCCACATAGGATGCATTATGAATATTATCCAATTTTGCGAATTTGGATTTGCCATATTCGGGCATTTCCATTTTGGTTTCTCCGTATTTTTCGTATTTTCCAATCATGTATTTAATGGGATCTAATAATGGCGAAAATTTGATAAACACCGGTTTATTTATATATTGTTTTGTTTCGACTTCTTCGACTGTATTCATATTTACAAAGTTGTATTTGCTATTAAAATTCATGTTCTGTAATTGTGTTTCATTTTCACAATCAAACAAAGATGAATATATTGGATTATAACATTGTTGTTTTTCAATGGAAAATGGATTATATTGATATTCACTATCATTTGATGTTTTGATATATTCTTTTTCTAATGACTTAATATCAAATATTTTGGAATAAGAAGGAGTGGTTGGAATGGAAATGGATTCTTCCAAATGATGTATCATGAATACCCGTATATTTATTCTATTTTATTTAATTTTTGGGATATTTAACGATTTACATTGAATAATCCGTCATGGCGGATTATTTAATGTAAAATTAGACATTTCACATGAAGTATTTTCATGGGAAAGGGTTAACGATTTTAGTTTTTCGAGGGTGCGGAAAATCAATGGGTTAGAATCATTATGATATAATATATTTATAGTATATCATAATTTAGTAATGTCATCTTTAGAATTAAAAAAATTTGATATGAGAACCATTACATTTAAACCCGACGAAAATAAAGGTCCTGTTATTGTTATGATTGGACGACGTGATACGGGTAAATCATATCTAGTAAGAGATTTATTATATCATCATCAAGATATTCCGATTGGCACCGTTATTTCGGGAACAGAAGCCGGAAACGGATTTTATGCCAGTCATGTGCCTAAACTATTCATACACGAAGAATACAATACTGTTCTTATTGAAAATGTATTGCGGAGGCAAAAAATTGTGCTAAAACAAATGAACAAAGAAATGGAAACCTACCGGCGTACCACCATTGATCCACGTGCATTTGTTATCTTAGATGATTGTTTGTATGACCAATCGTGGACTCGTGATAAAATGATGCGTTTGCTTTTCATGAACGGGAGACACTGGAAAATCATGTTGATTATTACCATGCAATATCCTTTGGGTATACCCCCGAATTTGAGAACAAACATTGATTATGTATTTATTTTGAGAGAACCTTATATGACCAATCGCAAGCGAATATGGGAAAACTATGCCTCCATGTTTCCTACTCTCGAAGCATTTTCCAGTGTAATGGACCAAACTACAGAAAACTACGAGTGTTTAGTCATAAACAACAATGCAAAATCTAATAAATTGAATGACCAGATCTTTTGGTATAAAGCCGAAAGTCGACCCGATTTCAAATTGGGGTCAAAGGAATTTTGGGAGATTTCCAAGAACATGGGTTCGGACGATGAAGACGAAGCCTATGATCCTAGCAAATCCAAAAAACGGAATGCCGGTCCATCTATTAATGTAAAGAAAAACAAATGGTAATTTTACAAGTAAAGAAATAATATATTATACAAATAATATATTATATAATGGGGAAAACACCAAAAAATAGAAGTAAAAGATATAAATCATCATCTAAATATATTAGGAATTCAAAATCACGCAGTAGAACAACTTCACAATCACAATTCCAAAGCCAACTCAGATTAGGAACACAAAGTCGAAGA